TCAATGGAACGACCTAACTTTTTTAATTCTTTATATCGGAACTCAACATCGTCAATGGCTTGTAACCAGCGACCAACTAAACCTTTGAGTCCGTCACCATCTCTTTTTCCGACTTGCCAATCTGAGGCGCAAACTACAAGGCTTGCTCCACCCTCAACTGGCTTTCTTTCGCGTGGCTTATGCTTTCTTATCTCCTGAATCAAATGGTCAATATCGGCGCGTTCTTTAGCGCCTTTTCTAACAACTTTACCTTTCCATTGTCTGTTCAATATCCCAAGGGTGTCCCCCCACACATTGAACAAGACGGGTTCGACAACAGCAAAATGCTCGGGATCGAGTCCCCACATTCTCAAGACACCTGACCAATCTGGGTGAGTGTCACCTACCATTGCTTCAGTAGTAACTAAACCTTCGTTACCATCCCAACTTACTCCAGGAGTCCACTCGGCACTTCGCTTGCGTGTTTCAACAAATTGAGTAGTGTCGTTTTCAGTAGTTTTAAGAAGGTTAGTTAAAGCGTCATCAAGATTCAAGGGAACACCTGCATCCGTCTTTGCCTCTTAAACGCCTACGGTGTCTACGCATAACATCAGAGCCTACCGTAATATCAAATTGGGCAAGAACTTCAACAAGTCGCGCAGATTCAATCTTGTCATTTAATAAGGCTTCGGAAAACTTAGTTTTCATTGGCTCGTCAAGAGCAATAACAATCCTGCCAACCTTACAACCAGAAAGACGGTGCGGTGCTTCTACTATCGAATCTAGTTTAGAAAGAAAATCATTGGGATTTATTTTTTGATTTACATCTTGAGCATCTAATGCTCCACGGGCGCGTGGCTGACTCAAAGAGTAATCTGTCGCATTTCCAACATCTTTGGAACTCGTCTGTTTGCGTGATCCTGCCATAAGCGTCTGCCACTCTCTCCTTGGGAGCCTGTGGCTCCGTGGTTATTTCCTCACTAGACATCGGAAATTTACCGATACTAATGGGCGATACTTCGGGTCTACTCCTAACGGATTTACAGAACCCATTGGTTCAATACGCATAATGTGTACCCCGCTAATTGTAGATTCCAAAACAGAGGCAAGCAAGTTGCGAATTGACTCAGCCTTGTCGCGAGCCGTTGGATAATCTTCTCGTCCTGCTCGACAAATAACTTGGAGCATTGGATAGTCAATGACAATTCCGCCAGTTCCCATTGTGAAAGATGGCGGCGTTCCTGAATTCTCGTAAACAGCAACGCAAGCATCTGGGGACTCTGGAAGGGTGCCTAGAAACAGATCAGTTCCAAGGGTGCCTTGACTGTTGGTAACTAGGTAGTCACCAACTGATTCCAAAATAGTAGCCATTATGAAGCCCCGTTCTTTCGCATTAAGTCCATTATTCTACGCGCTAAATTTTGTTGGATTTGAGGCAAGCGTTCCATGAAAGGAGCCTCAAGATATTTAGCCTGAGTTGGTGAATTGTGCTTGTAATGAAGGATTTCATGAACATAAAGAGCATAAGGTGCGGCAGGACCGCCAAAGAAAATATCTACACCGATTCCAGTTGGGAAATTCTGTGGCGCAGAAACCCCACCTGAGCCACGCAAAGCGCCTGTATCTATCGGAGTCAAAACCATGGCTTTGCCAAAAATAACATTTGCTTCTTCGGTTATTACTTGACCTACTAATTTTCCAGCGCCAGCCCCAGATACTTCAAGCATCTTTTTTAACTCATCAGCGCCTTCAATAACAAAAGTAAACTGAGCCATGGCTAACGCCCAAATCGAATAACGGTGTGGTGCGCCCCATTTTCGTCAGCAATATTGTCTACAGCATTTATAGTAAAAGTGTCAGCGCCTAAAACCATTTTATGACTCACGGTAATTGTTGTAGCAGGACCCTTGGTAACAAAGCGCCCAATGTCGGTTACTTCAACTCCTTGAACATCTTTAGATTTAACTGTGTCATAGATCAGGCGACCAGTTACGGTAGTTACGGTTGCGGAAAAGGTGGGCTTGTTGTATTTGTCCACGCTTGATTTTGGGTAAAAACCGACTGAATCGGTCATGAACTCAGCAACCTTGCTATAGATAGCGTCAGCCATTGCTATCCCCCTATTCTACAATGCGAGTTTCGTAGTAACTGTTTGGGTTATCCATTTGTCCAACAACAAAGTCAGTACCAAAATCGCTAGTAGTGCGGTCATCTGTGGACTTCAAAGCGTCCGTGTTAGCCCACATGGTAGGCGGTGCCTTACGCAATTTTCGGGCTAAGAAAGAATTAGCAAGGTCTTGGTACTGCTTGCTTTTTGCGGTGTAGGACTCAGATACCGAAATATCTCCAACGCTCTTTGAGGTGCTGTCTGCTAAACGGCTAAAGCGTGAAACTAATACCTCGCAAGCGGCACGACAAATTTCATAGATATTTGTTCCCCACTCAGTAATCAGATAATCCAACTCCTCGTCAGAAAACAAAGCATCAGTTGATGTAGTGTCATTGATAAGAAAACGCACCTTATTACGGTTGCTTGTTGTTGGATCGCCAGAGTAGGTAAAAGTCATTACATTCCACCTAGCATAAACTGTGTTGTTAAAACTGTGTGAATGGTGGCTGAGTTGGCTAAAGTCGCATAAGTAGAAGCGGCTGAGGCAGTAGTTAAGTAGTCATTCAACTCAGTATCAACATCGGTTGCCAAATTAAGAAAGTCTGTGTGTACCGCTGGATTATCACCTGCGGTTGGGTATCGTAACCCTTTACTTGTTGTGCCAGCCATAATCGCCCCTTACATGAGGTCTTTATTGTACCTGACTCAAAAATGGTTACTTATATTCTTTTTTTGTCCAATATTGAGTTTTGTAAGAGTCAAAAAACTTTGTTCTTAATTTATTAGTTACTTTTTGTGTATTTTCAAGATCGGTAGCATCTCCAATTTCCAACTCAAAAGAATCTCTCTTAAAAGGGATAATTTGAGCAATGGGGGTTCCCGCTGGAATCAATCCTTCAAATGTGGTGTCATTTAGGACAAATGGAAAATTAACTGGAGCCGAATAAGTATCAGTATCTACAATTCCATCTAATATTGTGAATACATTATCTCTATGTTTAGGGGCTGTAAATAAGCAAGAGTAACCTTCTGGAGTTCTAATAGCCCATGGGTTGATCCATTTTGGATAACTTATATGCCCATTTCTATTTGGATGATCGGGGGCTTGTTCAACTGGGTGAAATTGAATCAATCCATAATTAGCCCATTGATAAAATGGCGCTCCGTCTTGTTGGGAGATATAAACATCTGCGGGACTTAATATTAAATAACCCGCCGTTATTGCGTCAAAAACTGGGATACATTTTTTTATAGTTCCAGAAGTTCCAGCACTCTCGCTAGGTTTTCTCTTGCCACCCATGTAAGATTCCATGTCTTTATACCATTGAGGTATAAATTTACTGGCTAAAGCAGGTGGGTATGTATCTTTATCTGTTCCAAGCGTTTCAGTAAAAATAATTTTCATACTAAAACTATACTCTTTTTTGGTTATCTAGCAATCCAACTTAATGTTTCTTCGTCCCAATAACTTTCTTCCAGAGGTTGTGGTACTGGAGAATCCCAAAGAAGCATATCTTCTCGAAGCACCCATGACGGATAAGGTTTTGGGTATAGGAAAGCATCGCGCTGTTCATCGTATGTCATACCAACTCCAGCATAATTTCCCCGAAAGGGTGTCCCGTTTAATAAATGGTTATTACCATGAGTATTGTATGAAGTTTGAACCCAACGCCCGCCAAAGTTATCAACTAACCATTGATAGCCTTCATCGCCATTTGGATCATTGTTGTCAGTTTTTAAAACATTGATAACAATGTTGTTTTCGTCTAATTGAGCAAAATGTGCCATTGTTATTCTCCTGTCTGTGTTCTTGTGTAGCGAACTACAACAGTTCCAGAACCACCTGCGCCAGCAGCAAAACTTACCTGCCAGCCAGAGTTAGATGCCTCTCCACCACCACCGCCGCCTAATCCATCTGTTCCTGAATCACCATTGTTATAGTTGCCGCCATACCAAGTATTACTAGCATAACCAATTGAGGCTCGACCTCCGCCGCCTGATCCGCCGTTGCCCCAGCCTTGAAAATTATTGTTACCATTTCCTGAAGCGCCACCGCCGCCGCCGCCAGCATAGGTAGTGCCAAAGTAAGCGGCACCATTACCACCGTTACCCATATTTCCAGTACCAGCATTGTCGTTTGCGCCGCTAACGCTCCCACCAACCGCGCCGCCTCCGCCTCCGCCAGCGGCTCGGTTAATGCCTGTTTGATTGTTGCCACCAGCATAGCCTTGGTTGCCAGCGCCGCCATTTCTAACCGCGCCGTTTACGGCATCGTAAGTTCCGCCGCCGCCTGATCCGCCAGCAGAAGCGCCAGCGCCAGCGCCAGCCCCAGAGCCACCGCCATTTGCAGAATTAAAATTGGTAAAAGTGGTTGCATTTCCAGCATTACCGTTGTAATGCCCGTTGTAATCAACATTGCCGCCACGATTACCACCAGTACCTATAGCCGCTACATAATTTCCAACCGCCATAATAGACGCGGCGCTATATTGAATTCCGCCGCCGCCGCCGCCACCACCTTGATACCCGCCGCCGCCGCCGCCGCCGCCAACTCGCAAAACATCAGCAGTTAAGGGTGCGCCCGCAACGGATAAAGTTCCACCAGTATTAAATGTTCGATAAACATAAGTAGCGTCAGTTGTTTTTGTTCCGCCAGTTACAACAGCAAGCGAAACTCCGCCAAAACCAAAACCTCTAGGGTTTGCTGATCCGCGAGCGCCAAGAATAGGTGACATTACTTTGAACTCCTTATGCGAACTTAGTTTGTGCTTCTAATACCAAATAAGTAGGGGTAGCGGCTGTTTTGATAATTGTGAATGAGTAAATATCTGTGGAAGAAGCATTACCCGCAGTAATTGCTGTACCGCCTTGAACCTTTGGAGTTACTGCTGATCCGTCAATGTTAATTACATTGGGATAGTAAGCGGTTGCGCCATTAGGTGTGATCCATACGATTGTAATTGTTTCGCCAACTGCTAACTTAGAAGATAGAGATGTTCCTGAGTTGTAGCGGAAGTTAAGCGTATGGTTAGCACTTGCGTTTGTGGTGTAGTACCAAACAGTTGAAGTTTCAACATCAATGTTAATTGTTCCAGTAGCCGCCGCCGCAACAATATTTGCTGTTTCAGTTGGTGACTTCAATGTTGGGTAACTATCAGTTGAATCTGTAATAGTTGGAGTTGCGATAGTTGGACTTGTTCCCATGACTACAGCACCGCTACCTGTGTAGGTAGAGAAATCTGTCAGACCAAATTCCCAGTCAGCAGCAGTTGTAAGTGTAGTTCCAATACAGGTACACATTGCAGTTGTTCCCGCAGGAATAGCAACTACTAAGTTAGAACCTGATGAGTTTACAGTTACAACGCCTGTGCTGTTATTTACAATATGATAAGTAAGACCAGTTGTTAAAGTTGAAGTTACAGGAAGTTGAACTGTTTGCGTTGTTGAACCCGTAAACTGTTGATAAGAAGAACTAGCAACTGTAAGAGTTGTTGTACCTGCCGCTGTAGCAGTTGAAGTGAACCCTGATAAAGTAGCAAATGCTGAGTTAGCAGTAGTAGCAGAAAATGTTTTATTAGCAAGCACTTCAGAAACATCTTTTAGTAGAGTTCCATTGACATAGTAAGATTTACCTGAAGCAAGATTTAAATGCTCAGATGAAGTCCATGCGTCAGTTGCATCTACCCAGTTTAAAGTCTTTGTAGTAGTACC